GTTTCCGCTGATGTTGTTTTTTTAAAAAATATGGGGGGCCTCAGCGGGAATTTTTATAAAAACATTTCCGTCTTCATCGATCTCGTATCTTTTCTTCGGCTTCGTGTTGTGAATTGCTTCATGACATTCACGACAGAGCAGCTCCAGGTTGTTAAAGTCAAGCGCTATCGTCGGGTTGCTTATGTTCTCCGGCGTGAGATGCACCTTGTGGTGAACTATCTCGCCTTCGTTTATGAGTCCCTTCCGGTAACACGCCTCACACAGCCCGCCCTTTGCTTTGAAGTATGCGTTCCGTGTCCGATACCAAACCTTTGAATTATAGAACCCCCTACTAAATTCTTGGGCCATATTTTTAAGACCCCCCTACTTCCGACCCCGGGTATTCCAAGAACCCCCTCATTTTCTCCGGGATCTGTACCCCCCGGAGCAGACAGGCGCCGTTCGGAATCTTGAAGTAATTGACTCCCGCACTATTCTTGTTGCTGTTCGCTATGACTACACCGCAGTGTCTTGTTAGGCTGTCCTTCAGCGGACAATTGCAACAATGTTCAGGAATCTTGATCTGTTTCATCTTGCCCCCTCCTTAAAAGGCGGACGAAACCCGTCCGCCATTAGCAGAAGGTTCGCATGAAAAAACGGCCGATATACTCGACCGATTTCTCACACATACATTATACCATTTTTCCTTTGGGGAATTTTGGGGAATTTGATTTTTATTTTATCGTGTCAACCCACTCCCCGAATTTCTTTGTGACCGTCTTCCTGTCCATATTCAAAATTGTCGATATTTCCGCCCACGGAAGCCCATCCACACATCGATATTTTGCGATCATTCTTGTGGTCGAATCATCGATTTTGTATATCTCACTCAGGCACTCGGATAAAAATGAAACCAAATCGGACCGGTATCTGAACACCTTATCACACAGCTCGTTGATCTGTATGGCGATCCTCTCCGTCGGTGACTCCGCATTATGTGCGTGTGGCATTCCGTCGCCGAGGCCGGAAGCGGTCAAAGACTGCTGCCTCAGCCGAGTAATCTCGTCGTCGAGCATTCTTATCTCTGCCCGTATGTCTTTTATTTGTTCCAGGTCTTTCTTTGTCATCTTCCACAGTCCTCTTTAAGCCAGTCGTCTACGCATCGCCAGCACGGGTATGCATCCTTCACATGATTGCAGTGAAACATTCTCGGACATCCGATATATTTCTCCCTGATCTGACGATTCACTTCAGGATTGTCGAAGCCTTCATTCAGGGCTTCGATTATCATCTCTCGGTTCGTCATGCTCTGCTGCCTCCCATCTTTCATATCTGACCATTTTACCGATGTCAGTAAAATGTTTTTCAGCGTCATACAACAAATCAATCTTCATCAGCATCCACCTCCCAATATGTCAAACAATATGAACGGCATGATCACGAACATGAAGATGATTATCCCGACCGCCAGGATGAACATCAGACCATAACACAGCACGATGATGATCTTCGCAAACAGTTCCTTCAGTTTGTTTCGCATGTCTCGCCCTCCGGTACCGCAGTGATTGTGAGAATGTTCTCACTCATGTCATTGAATCCTATCACCTCGACACCGTAACCTTCTGCCGAAAGTTCAAAGGCCTTGTTCATCAGTTTCCGCCATGTCGAGAACTGCATCTTGTCGCCTACATTAAACATTTGTTTCCTCCCTCTCCCTGATCCTGTTCACGATTATCTCCGGCGACTCCATCCACTCATACAGTGCATGGAGTTCGCCCTTTTGGTAGAATCTCAAATCCTGGTAATCATTGTCACGCTTCAGATCCTCGGAAGCCCGTTTTGCAAATTCCGACCGCTCCGGTTCCTTAAGCCTCGACACATTCCATGAGAATGTTCCGAATCTGAGCCTTGAAAGAATATCCCGAAGTTTGAGCGCCATCTCAGGACGCTCGTCGAGCCATCTCTCGATCGAGTCATATTCGTATATCACCGCAAACGGATATTTTTGACTCGTAATAGTGTGTTCTTCACCGCATCGCCATCTGTAAAAGCTCCGTTCGCTCCATACCATCTTTTGACACAGAGCATTGCACTTGAATATAAAACTCGTGTCCTGGAATGCGCTCCCTTCGGTCTCGTTCCACTGAAGTCCGTTCTGAAGTAAGAACTCCCGTCGGTATATCCCCGACCAAAAGCACGGCTGGAAGTGAAACACCATATACCGGGAAACGATATCAAGATCCATCGGTTTGAAGACCTTCTTCTCACTCACAAGCGAACACGGTACTTCTTTATTTTCTCCGTACCATGACCAGTATCCGCTTTTTACGATGTCCGCATTTTCGGATATTGAGTATAAATACTCATACATTTCGTGATCTATGAAATCATCACAGTCGACTTCGCCGATATATTCGCCCTCGGACATCCTGATGCCGTAATTGATCGTTGCACCGGTCCCACGGTTGTATTTGTTTTTAAGGACCTTAATCCTTTTGTCCTTTTTCGCCCATTCCTTCAGCATCGTAAGACTGTTGTCCGTACTGGCGTCGTCAATGCATATGATTTCGATGTTCTCAAGTGTTTGCTTCGTGATCGATTCCAGGCACTCGTCGAGATGCTTCTCTGCGTTATATACCGGAACGATGACCGACACCTTCGGAGGCTTCGGTTCCTCAACGATGTCCTTTATAAGTTCTATGGCGACATTACTCGCAAGTTCTCTGTTGTTCACTATCTGTCTGATCTGCTTTATCTTCTCCATCTTCGTCCCTCCTTTCGAATATCTGATCAAGAAGCTTGTCGATCTCTTCGCTCTCAAGAGCTGCTTCCACTTCGTCCGCTTCGAAGACTGCTGCCTCGCTCATCTTCTTGCCATGTATGCCGACGGCTTCCTGTGCCTGTGTGACTCTCCGGCCATCTGTCCGCTTTTTGAACTTCGTACATGCCTTCCAGTCGCATCCCCGCATATGTCCGGTGTAAAGGATGTAATTGCAGATTCCGTTCACATCGGAATCGCATTCGTTCATGCCATACTCGCACTGTTTCGATATCGCCGTGGTACAATGTACTACTTTCCCGTCCGTCTTCTTCGGTCCGAGATTCACGCCCATCGAGAGCTTGTCCCTTGTCGGAAGCACTTCCATGTCATGAAGCTTGTGGCAAATGTTTGCGACGGTATACACCGAGATCCCGATCTCCTTCGCCATGTCCTTGTACTTCGTGCCTTTCATGTATAGCGATATGACCTTCTTGACCACCTCATTGTCAAACGACCTTCGTCTCACTCTTCTGAACCTCCCTCATTTTCTTTTCCCATTTTTCGATAAACGCCAGCGTGTTCTTGTCGGGCCTTTTGTTATGGTTCCCGTATTCCTGGACGACCTTCTGCTTTGTCAGATCGTACTCGACCGTCACGAATGACTTCGTCGGATCCTCCTTAAGCCTTACAAACATGATCACGATCTTGCCGTCTGCCATCTTCTTGTCGTATCCCATTTTGCCAACACAGTGATGTAAGGCTTTTCCTTCCCGGACAAAATCGCTTTGTTTCGTCGGAAGTATCACGGTATATTTACGACTGTTCACATCCAGCTCGTACTTCTTCGCCGTCTGTTTTATCTTCCTGTTCATCGCCTGGGCTTTCTTCCTGTCTTCCTTAGCCTTCAGGGAAGCATATTCTGCGATCCTGATGTCGTGCATACGATGGAAGTCGAACGGCATACTGTTCTTTGTGTCGTTCATATCAAGGCCGAGCGCTATGCAAGCATTCCAATAGTCCCGATACATCGCTTCAAAGTTCCACTTGCTGATCATCGTCTTCGCATAGCTGTAAAGCTTCACCCTGTCGACCTTATAACCGGCATCGTTAAGGCCCCGGAAAAATGCATCCGCACGCCTTTTCTCGCAGACGATATCTTCAGCCTGGACAAACGAGCATTTATTCTGATAAGCGCACCATGTGATTTGATAACCGTATATGTTGACCTTCCTGGCATTCTCAATGATGAACTTTGCAAAAGCCCGGTCCTTCTTTGCCTTCTTTCCGAGCATCACGGTATATCTAAGCCCCGCTTTTCCGAAGTATTCAACGGCATGGTCCTTTTTGTAATAATCAAGGTATTGCTTCAGTTCCTGGTTGCCCGAATAACCGCAATATTTATACTCATCGAGCGTGTATATAAATTCCAAATTGATCACCGGCGCATAAAAGCCCGCATACTTTTCCGTGTACCATTTTTCGAAATCGTCCGGGCTGAAATAGTAATATGTGTACCCGTACCAATTGCTTGACGACTTCTGACTTTCCTCAAACACGGCATGATATCCGCCCATTTGCGTTTTATACAGATTCTTGCGCTTTGCGTATTCATTGCCGACAACAGCCCGCTCAACCTCCATGATCTGAACGCCCTTGCGCTTCAGTTTTCTGTATCCGAATGCTCTGAAAATCAGTTCGCCCTCATACAATTGCAGATATCTGCAAAAGCACATACCGCCGTGTGTGGCGTTCGTGTATATATAGTCATAAACTGCGACCGGTATATGCATCGCCTCTGTAAGTTTTTCCAAATCCATGCCCGTCACCTAAAACAGCGAAAGCTGCCCTTCCATCTCGTTTGTTTTCTGTACGGGCTTCGGCTTCTCGACCTTCTTCGGTTCGGGATCCCGTTGCGGAGCTTTGACCGTCTCCACCTTCGGCTTCGCTGTCGCCACATATGCCGATCTGCCACCGCTGTATTTTTTAATGTCATCTTCCTGGAAGTAATGGACCGCCATCCCGAAGACCTCCTCGGAAGTCGCCGCAGCGCATCCGTTCTGTGCCTTGCTCTTAAACTGCGACATTATCCAGTTCAGGCAGTCGCTTATATTCTTGCCACTCTCCTCGGCCTTCGTGATCAGGCCCGGAAGATTCTCCTGAAGATATTTCAAAATCTTCTGTTCTGCGTTTGTGTTTGCTATCAATTCAGCCATCTGTTCAACCTCCTAATATTCTGTTAACGAATTCGCCCTGTTCTGCTGCCGCCTTCTTGTTCCTGACGCTCACCTCAGGCATGTGCAACACGATGCTCGACTTCATGATTCTGCTTTTAGTCCGTTCATCGAGCTTCAGGTCCTCGATCTTGTAATTGCTGGTTATGATCGTCGGCAGATTGTTCACCGTCCGGTAATCGATCAGGCGGAACAGTTCCTGTGAATGCCATTCACTCTGTATTTGTGTCCCGATGTCATCCAATACAAGAAGGGAACATTCTCTGTATACTCTTGCCGGCTCGATCGTCTTATCCTTGTACCCGATGCTGACCTTGTCCATGTAATCGACAGGCGTGATGTACTTAACGACCTTCTGCGTTCTTAACATCACCGACTTAGCAACGCATGCCGAGAGATATGTCTTCCCACTTCCCGGAGTCTTCGACCATATATACAAGCCTTTGCTTTCCTTCTGCCACTTTTCAAACTGATTGAAGAACGAGAAGGCCACCCGCTTCATGTCTTCCGTGTCGCATCCGTATGCGCTCCAGTCAAATTTGTATATGTCACAGTCCTGGTATATCGTCGGGAACTCTGTCCGGTCTTCAGAGACGAATGCGTTCGTCATGCAATTACATCGCTTCGCATAATCGAGCATCACAGGTTCGCCGTACAGCTCCGAAGTCCCGTCTGATGTTTGGAATAACACCCAGCCCGTTCCGTGGCATTTGGGACAGTTATTTGAAGCAGTTATATGTTGCTGGGTCCCACTCAATGTTTTCATGTGATTCTCCTTTTTCCTCATTGCGTCGGTTCTCCCATGTCCGAACCGCTGCTTTCCAGTCCTTCATTTTGTTCTTGCCTACCATCCACCCTTTTGATTCATAGAAATCAATAAACCTCTCAGGATTCACTGCCGGATGTCCTTCACGAACTCGGTCCTGACAATACGCTTTGACCTCTGAGAGCGTAGGCGGAACGAAGTGACGACTTTCTTTCTTTACTCTTTCTTTATCTATCTCTATATCTTTCTCTATCTCTATATCTATATCTGCGTTACCGATGCGTTTCACTTCTGTTTCATTTGCGTTACAATGTAACGCTTTTTTCTCTTTTTCACGCTGTCGAAAGTCCCTTACACGCTGTGTTGATGCGGTTTCTGAGCCTATAAGCTTTTGCGTGTATGGAAGACAATACTTCAGACCGTCTTCAGAACATTCCAACAAACCGACCGACAGAAGATATTGAATCGTGACCTTCACATTTTCTGCTGACTCATCTATATCGAGCGCCAGCTCCTCAGCGAAGTCATTCATTACACCGTCAAAATACAGATATCCTTCGGTTTTCAATGCCTTAAGCTGCATTTTGAGATAGATAATCGTGTATGTATCCCCGCCCGCAAGACTCCGAAGTCGCTTGATGCGCTTACTCGTAAAAAAGTCATCTGCGAGCTTTAACCAAAAATACCGCTTTTCGCTCAATGTTCTTTACCTCTTACTTTCGTGATATTGCAAATTCGAAAAATTTGTGCTCCTGGAGCGCCCGGAGTCCTTCGACCTCTTCGTCGGCCCTTAGGTTCTCGTTCCGTTCCTGAAGTTTCTGCCTTGTCCGTCTGATCGTCTCAAACGGCGGAAATCGACCATTCACATGACATTGCGGAAGTATCTCCTTGATGGGTCGATCGAGTGCACTCGGATCTATGGCCTTAATCACTTCCAGGATAAGAATGTTGTCGCATCCTCTCGCCTCAGGAACATCTTCGAGAATCTTCTCGACTATTGCCTTGCACTCTCGGATTTTCATTTTTTCTTTTTCTCCTTCTCAGGCGTTACGAACGGAAGATCTTCGTCGATGCCTTCCGGGACATTCATAAAACCGTCTTCATCAACCTCAGGCGCCGGAGCTTCGTCGGTTCTTTTCTTCTCGCAGAATTCCTGTTCCTCAGAAACGACATCAGTCGTGTAAACCTTGTTTCCGTTCTTGTCCATGTAGGAACCGGTCTGAATGCGACCGCACACGGCGACCTTCATGCCCTTTGTGAAGTATTTATTCACGAAGTCTGCTGCCGCCCCGAAGCACACGATTCTTATAAAATCCGCTTCCCTGGTTCCGTCCTCTTTTGCGAATCTTCTGTCAACGGCGAGCGTATACTTTGCGACGGCGTTCTCGCCTGTCTTGTAATAATCGGGATCCGCCGTCAATCTCCCTATTAACTGAACTTTATTCATTGCTGTAATCCTTTCCGAAGACCTGAACGAAATCGTAATCTTTCCAAACTTCTTTGAATCTTCTCTGTGCTAATGCTTTTAAATACTCATTCGCAGCCTTGTTTTTGTGGGCTGCATATGGACCTATCCGGTGATGATATGCACACAGCGGAATAACCAGCCCGAACTTGTCTGATAAATCCCTGTTTGCCGTGCCGAAAATGATGTGATGAATCTCTTCAGCGGGCCTGTGGCATACAAAACATTCGTCCATTCTGTCCGTAATTATTGATTCCATAGTTTTATGAGCCTTTCCCATTCATACGGCGGAGTCGTGTCGATTCCCAGGTCCTTTGCCTCTTCGATCGCATGCTGTATGAATGTTGTCTTTTCCTGTCGGGACATGTACGAAAGTCCCTTCTTCATGATGTAATGGTTGTACTTGCGTCCCTTTTTCGTTAAAAAGAAATGAATGTCACCCTGAGCTGCATCGGTCTGCTTATCTGTTGCTAATGTTCCGACGGTTTCGCCGTAATCAAATAGCAATTTCCGATAAATCTCGTCTTTTGATTTCATGATGTCCTTATGGTTCCCGATCTGCGAGCATATCGCCCAAAAGTATGCATTTTGGTTCTTCGTCGCCAGCTTCTCCGGTTCCCTGATCTCGACGATCAGGTCCTTTCCGATGTATTTGTTGACCTCGTCAAGATTCCCGGAATCGATGACCACATGAACGAAATGCCGGCCCTCATGGAAATCAAAATCAAATTCTGTGATTCTACCCTTTAGCTTCATTAAGCAGTTCCTCGTAAAACATCGCCAGGCTTGAGACCTCGTCGCATATGCCTAAGCGAACGCCCTGGTCAATCAGTTCCTTTGCTCTTCCCGGTCCGCATTTGTATACCATCGTGGCCTTATCCATCTCCATGTACATGTCAAGCGCTTCACGGAGCATCAGAACACCCGCCTCCAGGTTTCCAGTCATGCAATGGACATCGATCTCGTTGTCGGCCATTCTGTCCCAGTTCACCGGATGTATTTGGAAGACTCCGACCTCACCCGAACTTCCGACCGCCTCGCTGTTAAAATTCGACTCGCTCTCGATAATCGCCAATGCATACGACATCGGCACATTGTTGGCCTTGCATATGTAATAAAGGCTGGTCTGATCTGCATCGCTTAACGGTATCAGCTCGTTCGGTGTGTATATGTCCGTGTTCCGCCAGTATGTTGTTTCTGTCTCTTCACGAACTATCGGATTGGGAAGCTTTTCAATATCTTGCATGAACTGATCTCGTACCGACATATACGGCTCGACCGTCTCAGACACCGGCTCAGGGTCCGGGATCGTGTCCCTGGTGAACCACAGCGCACCAAAAAACAGCACTGCCACAAGTGAAATCATTACTATGTCCTTTTTGTCCATTACAAAAACCTCGCCATACTTTCCGCCGGTATCTCCAACAAGATCCGAAGCGACTTAAGCTGTTTCAGATCGAGAGAACCGTCTTTTAATTTTCTCGATAGCATTCCCTGGGACATTCCCAAAAAGACTGCTGCCTCGTTTTGTGTGACCTTCCTTCGTTTCATTTCGCCCCGTATAAAATCGAGAAGGCCGTCGATCTCATACTCTTGGCAGAACCCTCTGCTCATTTTGCTGTTTCCTCCTGTGATGCAAATTTAATTTGCCTCTCAGGGCGTAAAAATAATGTCAGCAATGCTTACTTCGAGAACTTCAGCGATTCGCTGGCCGTTCGCCATCGTTATTTTGCCCGGTTCTTGCTCCCATCTGACATATGTCGGCTTCGAAACATCAAGCAGTTTCGCCATTTGATCCTGTGTGATGTCTCTCGCCCGTCTCCATGCGGACAATTTCAATTGCATTTTCGCACCCTCCTTTCATGCAAATCTATTTTGCCTTGCGAATTCATCTTAAAGCAAAATGAATTTGCGTGTCAAGATTTTTATGATTATTTTATTATCATTCACTCATTTTTGTGTTATCATTCTGTACACGGAGGATACAAACATGAACATAGGCGAACGAATCAAAATGTTAAGAGAATCAAACGACATGCTTCAGCAAGAACTGGCTGACAAGCTCGGTGTGACAAGACAAGCAATATCTGCCTGGGAACAGGGTCGTGCTTTGCCGAGAATGGGAACTATTGAACAGCTTTGCGAAGCATTGAAATGTACGAAGGACGACCTGATCGGCCCCGACTTCAACGAACACATCCAAGCGATGAACGACAAGGAAATCATTTTACTCCAGGATTTTCGTGATGTGGATAAGCAAACAAAAGAGATGGTATTGAGAATCTTACATATTGCGAAAATGGAGAACAAAAAATGAAGATCACAAAACTGAAAAATGGAAAATACAGAATACGGCCTATGATCGACGGCGTTCAGAAGTGTTTTACTTTCGATTATAGGCCCTCTAAGGCCGAGATCGATAAAATTATCAAAGAGAACACGAGAACGGTCAAGGAGACGACAGGCGACGCCATAGCGCTGTATATAGAATCAAAGGAAACCGTGCTGAGTCCGTCGACCATAAGACAATACCGGGCATATCTTCGGAATATGCCCGAATACTTCTTGCGCTTCAAGCTGGCCGATCTCGATTCATTCAAATGCCAGGCGCTCGCAAATGAATATATAAAGACCCATTCGGTGAAGTATGCACGCAACATAATTGCCCTTGTGACTGCGACAGTCGCCCTGTTTGCCCCCGAAAAGATAATCAAGGTAACTTTTCCCCGTAAAACGAATTCAGAGGCTTACAGACCGTCAGAGGAAGACATCAGGCGGATTATGGAAGAGGCTAAGGGAACGATGTTCGAAGTCGCCCTGTGGCTCGCATGCTTCGGCCTCCGCAGATCGGAACAGATCTGTCTCACCGAAGACGACCTTCAGGGCAATGTGCTGACCATTTCAAAGGCCCGTGTTCAGAACGCAAACAATGAATGGATAACGAAGGACTACACGAAGACTGCTGCCTCGACCCGTCAAATCATACTGCCTGACTATGTGGTCGATCTCATACACAAGAAGGGCTTTTATACCGGACACCCGAACAGCATCGTCTGCAAGCTCTACAAGCTCCAGGACAAACTTGGGATCCCTCGCTTTAGTCTTCACTTCTTCCGTCATTTTTACGCAGCGAAGGCATCCACGATCATGGACGAGGCGACAGCGCTACAGCTTGGTGGCTGGAAGACGGACCATGTTTTCAAAAACACATACCGCTATGCGCTCCCTGAGAATGTAGAGAAGGCAAAAGCGGACGCTTCAAACTTGATTAAAAACCTTATTTGATAAATAATGACCTTAAGCAGTTATTATTCTGTTTTCGTTTTGTTTGTAACCTCCGAAGAACAGACAGCGAAGAATTCTCCTTATCAAGTGAAAATGGGAAAAGAGACCGGAGCCACCCCTTCCGGTCTTTTTTCTTTTTCCCTCGCTGGGTTCTTCAACAATTACTATGATTACTAACGAATTTCAGTAATCAAAAAACAAAAGTGTTGATTTTATGCGGTTTATAAGGCCATGTAGATGGGTTCAAGTCCCATCTTCCGCAGTAAAGTGAAAAGCCTCGGAAATCCAACAAACCTTCACGGTTGAGCGGTTTCCGGGGCTTTTGATTTCTCTCAAAATATTACTCATAGTAATAAAAATTAGTAATTTTCATAGATGTTTTAGTAATCATTTCAGTAATCTGAAAATAAAAAAAGGCACCCCCGAAGGAGTGCCTTGTCCGTCAATGTGTATCTTCAAAATGTGTCTCAAGCTTTGTGACCCTCCGGTCGATGCCTCGGATCTCTTCACGCATGTCACGCATGTCCCTTTTTATCTCCGAAACGCCGTCCTTGATCGTCTCAACCCCATATATGATAGTCGCCATCTGCCCGGAATCTTCTTTTGTTTCTTTCTTCTTCGTGTTCCAGATCGCCATACCGATCGAAAACGCAGATATGCAGACTGCGACCACGCTCACCACCGATGTAAGTGTCATTCAAGGGCCTCCTTCAGCGCTTTGAGTTTCTTGTCAAGTTCAACCTCAAGCGCTTTAATATTATTGCGAATGCTCTCGATCTCGGCAAGAAGATCGGAGACGCTTCCGTCCTGTTTTAATTCTAATCCCCAGTAATCAACGAAAAATTTACAGAGTCCCTTCGCCGTGTTTACTGCGAACTGCTCCGTCAGGATGATGGGAGTGTCGACCGTCGAGTTCATATATCCGTTTTCAAGAAGGATCGAATCGGCCTGAGGCACAGCCACCTCATACAGTTCATTCGTCGCAACAATTGGAGTCGCACGGTTGCCGACAAGCCCATTCGCTTCCGTGACATCCTTGTACAGCTCCGTCGCCTGTGCTTTGTTACGGTCAAGCGGATAATGGTAAACCACCACACCACCACCGTCAAAAAGGTCCCTTGCAGCATTGTGATGAATAGCCAGGTAAAAATCGGCATGGTTTGCATCTGACACCTTCGCCCGCTCTTCGATCTTGATCGGGATTTCTCCGGTCGGATCGTCCAGGCGGAGAACCTTCACGCCGTCATACTTAGAAAGCATGTCGGTCAGAAAATCAGCCACACGGGCATTTAAAACCCATTCACGGGTTTCCGTCGGGTCGATGCGCTTGTCGCATCTCTTCCCGGCCGTGTACAGATAATGGCCGGCGCTTATGGCCAGCAGCTTTTCAGTTTTTTTTCCTGAAAAATATATCTGATAAAATTCTTCAGCCATATCCATGCGTTCTTTCTGCTTGTCTGGATCATTCATACTTGCAGGTTTCTCATATGTGGTCATGATTATAAGCGCAGCTTCACCAGCACTTTGACAATTTTCAAGACCTTCCCTTGTTTCCTTGAATGATTTGGAATTAAGCTCTATCTCGGCATATTCAAGCTGCATTTGTCTATCACTAATTGACCTTGCAGTTTTTCTCGTATAATCCCACAAGCCTTGTTTTCTGCCTGAACTGGTCCACTGCACTAAACCATAACCAATGTGATCGTGAGCAAAATCAAGATTTGTATCAGGTGTAGACCATATGCCAGCATCAACCTTTGCTGTATATTCTTCATCGGTAATGCCGTATTTGGACATATAACTATTCTGGGCATTGTTTGATCTAAGGTTAGATTCTATATTCCAATTGGCTAAAAATCCACAAATAGCATAATCGTTTACTTTACCGGTCCAAAAATTTATGATCGCTTGTGCATCTTCTTCATTATAAGGTTTCATCATACTTCATCACCACTTTTACCTTCGTTGTGTTCAGTTTCTTCCGGTTCTTTATCTTTGGTCAATTGCTTTCCGATCTGGTTGGCACCTGTGGCAGCAAGACCTGAAACAATGCCCACAGCAATTGCCGTAAGCACATCCTGTGCAGGAAAGTCAGGCATATGCGTAAGAAATCCGACAAGGCCCAGGATCGCACCGACGGAGCCGGCAATGATGGGTACAAATTTGTTATTAAGTTTCGTGGTCTTCACGCCCTCACAAATGAGGTAACAGATAACTGTAATCGCTGTAACATTGGCTATTCCAAAATTCATTGTGACTCTCCTTTCTTTATTCGCTTAACTTCTTGTCGATGTAAAGCTGAACATCTGCCTTGTATGATGCATTGACCGTCTTTGCGTTGCTGGTGATGACATTATCGCCATGCAGAAGGTCGATATTCTGCGATGCGAGGCTGATTGTGGTCGGTGTGGCTAATTCATAAGCCACTTGTAAAGGATGTACTGATAAATACGTTTTCCAATCAGCCGCAACCATTGCACTCGTTCCGTCTGATACAAGCAGATTGCCTTCACCGTCAACAGATATTCCGACTCTGCCCAAGTAGGAATTGTTCGGTGTTATTGCTTCAAACTGTGACGATACTATATTAGGAACATTCGTTGACACGGGATTCTTTTTGACTAAAGAATTAATAATCTGTGTTCTTACTCGTTTGCCCGAATCCACGGCAACCCAGCCTTCGTCATCGCTTCCGTCTAATTCAATATAACCGAATGTCACCGTTGCCCCGTCGCCCGTCACATCATCGCTACCGCCGTACACCGTCTGACCGTATGTGCGAATGATGGTCTGTCCGTTGTAGGCTTCATATGGTGTTGCGGTTGAACCGACTTCAACTTGCACATTGTCAGTAACCGCATTGTAAATGTACCAAGCATAATATCCGTCATACGGTAATGTATAGTAATTTGCTTCGGGTAATAACTTTTCTATAAACGAATCGCCTATTGTGGGTTTAGTGTCGCCACAATAAACCAATGCGGTACGATTCTTGTTATTAGCAGATGCAACAACTGTCATCCCCGAAATGCCTTTAAACACAGCGGTTGTGTATGAGCCACCAATGATTTTATTTTGATTTGTGTCGGGATAACCCGCCAAAATTTCCTCGCAAAGATTCTTCCCCGTTCTCGTCACCGTTGCCGATGATATTCCGCTGATGGGGCAGATGTTTTCGTATGGCTCATAAGCATCCGTGTTTTCTGTGCTTATCATGAAATTCGATATAGTCAATGTGACATTGTTCGAATTTCCGTATATAACGAAATCAGCATATGACGAAAACGATATTTTGACTCTCTGTTTGGTAGTCGATACATTGACCGATGTCGGCACTCCCGTATTACCGATTTTGACCGTTGCACTTGCGTTTGCTACAACATCGAGGCTGACATAATAAGCCGTGCCGAATCCATTGGCAACCGTCTTATATGTCGAGCCGTTTGCAACATATACACCCGATACCGCTGACGACGATACGCAAGAAACAATCAACTCGCCATTTGTGCCAACAGACTTCGATGCGCCACCATTCGTGTACCATGTATCATTTCCGACTTTAATGGAATATTTATTCTTCCCTGCACCGCCAACCCACGGCTTGTCATATCCGTGAAGGTCTTGTATCGGCTCAATGTCGAGTGACAGACTTTTCGCTTTCCCACCAAACGCATCGGTTATCACGCAAGGATTTCCGCTTGCCGTGTCTGTCGGTAAAATGTCTGACAAGGTGATTCCATTCCCGTCTGTGATTTCTCCGGCTACCCAAAAATCACCGTTTGTTTTAAGGGTTTCAATGTTGGCACGATTATTTTCGTCTGTACCCCAACCAACAATGTCGGCATATACTCCTTGTGTATCTTCTATATTATATTTGCCCTGAGCATGCTGACATTGTGAAGCTGCTTTTGTGCCAGCCCCTTCGGCATGTGATGCGACAGCCGTGGCTTCTGTGAGATCTCCTTCGGCATGTGACCCAGCTCCTGACGCAACCGTGGCATTTCCCTCAGCATGTGTGCAATCACCTGACGCTGTTGCACTATAGCCTTCAGCGTGTGAATACTCTCCGCTCGCCATCGAATATACCCCTTCAGAATGTGAAGCATATCCGGCTGCAATCGTGTTATCTCCTTCGGCGTGTGTGAAGGATTTGGTTGCCATGCAATTCCTTCCTTCTGTGTATGATCCATTCCCCACGATCGTGTCGGCCTTACGATTCATTGAAAACGATCCGGTACCGACGGGATTGTTTTTATCCATCTTATCAGCAAGCGCAGAAGCGTCAGCCTTTGTTGCGATTTCCTGATCTAAATCATAGATGGCCTTATCCATCTTGTTGAGGTTTGTCTCATTTAATGGTGTTGCCGTGCTGGGATCGTTCTCCCAGTTTATTCTATTGTATGCCATCGAATTACCTCCATAATTCTACTATTTGCTCGGTCTCTGTCTCGCCGAGAGCTTCGACGGAATCGTCAAGGACCTGGATGCCCGTAAGGACACGGTTAAACATGAAACTGTCGAACCCGAACGAGTCCGTCAAAAGCGTTATGCGGTCACCGCACTCAACCCACGGCAGCCCGACCATGTCAACCTTACACGGCGTATATCTGACATGAGCAATCTTGTCATACAGATTCGTGAGCATCTCGACAACCTGGGGAAGCGACTCGGTACCGTCGTCATTCATCACATATGTGACCACGGAATCGCAATAAAAAATGTTGTCGTTCATGATGTAAACATTCGGCTTATCTGCGTCCCCAGTATATGTCTTAAGGTCCGAGGCGATGATCTGAATCTTTCCGTAGTCACTCGTTGCGGAATCGTCGCACCTAAATGACTTATACCTTGCCATCGGAAGCACCTGATTGGCTCCTCCCCTGGGATACAGATCGTCAGCCGGGTACAATGTCTCGCTTGGATACAATCCGTCAATGGAAGCTTCAGAAAACTGAATCTTCCCATAACGGTTATATTTGAAAAATGTTCCCGTAACTTCAACAAGGGAACGAATGACATCACGGAATGAGATATTTGTCGGATGAGCGACTTCGGTCGTCTGCCAGTTATAATAAACGAGCGGAACAGACCAGTTCGGCGACTGATATATGAATTCACCCGATTCAACATACATCGGGTCTGACCAGCCGATCGTAAGCTCACGAGTCACCAAACTACCGCCGGCATTTTCAATCAATACATGGTATTTTGTCGGTATGCCGATGATTATATAAGATGTGTCAGGAGAAACAGCAAAAAACTGTTTTTCGTCAACGCAATACTCGTTTAATGTGTTTTGACCGCTGTCAAATTCATGTATATATATCCCGCCATTGTCCGGATACATTCCGAATGTGTTGCCATACGGTACACGATCCTCAAAATAATCGTGTAGTTCCTGATGATAGTCATAATTTAAGTCAATACGGTATACCTTTGAAGAATCTACCGGGAAGTGATTGCTGTTACCATATCCCAGTATTGAGTATTCAACATAATCATTGTCGTTATATATACCGGTTCCACGATTCAAAAGGATTCGCACACAGGCCATATTTGCCGGCAACGACTTGTATTCGGTTCCCGAAATCGCTGATATATTTGTGATCTCAGGGTTGATATTTACTACATCGAAAGCATTTAAAAGCGTATTTAACGGCTGTCTCGATATGGGTTTGTTTATATGATCGCCGTTGTCAACATCCTCAAATATTCCGATGTTTTTGCCAAACCAGTCCGTCGCATCCATCGAAAGCGGATACATACCGTCATATGCCTCGATGTGTTTCTTGACTATGTTGTACGAGCCTTCTTTTGCGACATTCTTTACACGGAAGCGTCCGAGAGGAATCCGCTCGGTAATGCCTTCGCATCCGATCGACGCCGTGAAGTATTTACCCACGAGCTTGTCACATTCAACCCCGACAGCATCAAAGGAACACGATGCGCCTTCAGAAGCTCCAAATTTAAGAATGTTTGAACTGCATATGTGTTCTGTCAGAGTAAAAGCATTCTGACACAAGTAATCGTTTGTAACGACTGCGGGAACGACGGGAACATTTATATAATCTATCCAATTTTCACCAGCCTGGTTTATTTCATAAATGCTTTTTGTATCTTCAAAGGGCATTTGATCAGGATCATCGCCCAGGCATATGGACATATTGCTCCATTTTATTGCATAACTTGAAGCCTCTTCGGATGATGTATAAGAAGACTCATCGGGCTTGTAGAATATAACACCAATGCCATATATATAAGCGTTCTCTTCCGTTGCAATCTCAAGCCTGAACTCATGAGAGGCTGAATCGTATGCAATAGCATCGCTGTATTCATACGACCATGTTCCCCCGGTGTGATACATTTGCACCCTGATCTTCATATATCCTGGAGCAGTGACGCCTGTCGCCATTGTAAGCGTATTCACTTTAAACTCCCCCGTGATACACAGGTAATCAACATCGTGAATGCACTGATTGACCGGTGAAAGAGTCACGCCCGGAGCATATGGAACAACAAACTGCAAATAATCGAGCGAAGCATTAAGCGCTACATTTGACCCTGTTTTATTTGCCGGGTCAAATAATTCAGTGAAATTTATAAAGGCATACTTTTCCGACCCGCCTTCGAACTCGATCTGTATATCTTTGTGCGTCGAATCGGTCAGGAATGCTGCCTTTAATTCTTCGGATATGTTAAGCATGTTTATCGCTCCGTGACATTTACTGTGAATTCGCTGTAATTCATCACAAGGTCGGGCCGTTGCACAGCCTTCGGCGCCCACTCAATAAAAAGCTCAGCCGTGTTGCTTTCCTGGGTATTGTTTGACCATACAGTGCATGAATAATACCCGCCCGAAGTCTTCTGTTGTGCCATGTGTGAAACGAATGCCTGATATGAGGCAAGTGATAGAAACCGCATCGTGAACGACCCTTCGATGCGTGTGCGGATCGTTTCACGATGGATTTTATAGTTTGCATCGGTCCAACTCTCGAAGACGTCCGTCTTCTGAACATCATACGATTCATTGATGATATTGTTTGTGTAATCGGTCGAGCCGACAACGAAAAGATTAAGAGCCATTTATTCAACTCCTTACGCCAGTACATGCCGGCCCGTCGCCTGAACATACTGATAATTCTGTTCTCTTACAAGCTTGAAGACTCCACGAGCATCGCCTTCGAGGACAACATTGACCGCCACCGGAGTGGGCTGTCCCAACGACTTGTTTATATTGTCGAGTCTTGAAGTCACACCGCTGTCATTGTAGTCAACATTGACATTTGTTTGCGGTACCATCGTGCTGGCCAGCTCGTTCATTGAATCCTGAACCTTGTAAAGATTCTGATCAATGCCCTTAGTCATTAAGTCGATCATGTCGGGCATAAACCGGTGAAAATCCGACAAGGGACCTTTTTCTGGCTCCGAGAACCCGAGAAAGTCCTTGATCGTCTGCGCCACCTTGCCGACGGTCTCCTTGACCTTGTTTATCATCTCGGTGATACCGTCGATCATGTTCTGAATGAGGTCCTTGCCCCATGTCTTCGCCTTCTCGATGATTTCCTTGAACTTTCCGAAAATGGCATCCTTAATCTCGGTAAGTTTTCCGCCGGTAAGTTTATCGATAAAGCTAAAGCCCGCTGTCCAGTATCCTTTGATACCTTCCCAGGCGGCTGCCATAGTTCCCTTGATGCCTCCGCCGTTCTTCTCGAAGGCTTCCTTCATGGCGCCAAGTTTCTCCGATGCTGTGTCTTTGGCTGCGGTCAATACTTTCCCGATGCCTTCCTTGACGGCTCCGAACTTCTCGGCTGCCTTTTCTTTTATGTTGTTAAACACGCCGGTGACCTTTTCCTTCACGGCGTTAAATTTCTCGACAACGGCGTCCTTTATTGCGTTGAATTTCTCGGTAACGGCGCCCCAAACCTCGGCAGCCTTTTCCTTGATCTGATCCCAGTGTTCAACAATGGCCTTAACAGCCACAACAAGAAGCGTTATCGCTGCAATGACTCCCATAATGATCAAGATGGCGGGATTCGCTGCAAGTGCTGCATTCAGCGCCGTGATCATAGGCGTGATGACTGATATCGCCGTAGCTATGTTTGCGATCAGCGCTGCAATAGGCGAGATCGCTGCAATTACTGCAAGAATAACAGCGATAATGGTCAATGTCTCAGGCGAGAGGTTCGCAAGCTTTTCGGATATGTTCGAAATTACTTCCGCAACCTTCTCAAGCACCGGAGTGAGTGCTGTGGCGACCTTGACCGCTGCCTGTCCGAATGCTCCGCCGAGCTGGGCCTTGATCTTGTCAAGAGTATCCTGAAGCTCGCCAGCGTTCTGAAGGTCTTCGTTCGAAATAATGGCGCCTTTGTTCTGTGCCTCGTCTCCGAGCGTCTTAAGCGCTTCGCCACCATCGTCAAGAAGTCCCGCAAGTTCTTCCGCAGAAGCCCCGAAGAGTGTCATCGCTGTCGTGTCTCTCTCGGTCTCGTTCTCGATCGTTCCGAGAGCTGCAACAGTATCATTGAATATGTCTTCAATGTTACGGTATTCACCGCTTGCATCCTTTACGGCGACGCCTATCTTTTCATAAACCTCGGCGTTCTTGTCGAGGCCCTTCTTCATCTTCGTGACTGCCGATGTAATGGTGTTAAGATCAACATCGATCAGCGCCGAAGCATACGACATTTTCTGAAGTGCATCAGTCGAAAGTCCGGTGTTCCTCGAAAGCGTCAGAAGTTCATCGGCGTCCTTTGCTGCCTTTAAACCCATGCCACCCAGGGCAACAAGTGCGCCACCGGCTGCCATACTGAGGCCCCTCGTAGCGTTTGCGACCTTGTTGGCACCGGCAGCAACAGCCGAGGCAGTCGTTGAAATCTTCTGCATTGTGGCGTTTGATGTCGCTGCCTGTTTTTCAAGATTCTTCAGGTCGCCTTCAGTCGCAATGATCTCACGCTGGAGCGCCTGATAGTCCGAACTTGTTTTCTCAACACCCGACGCATCCATTTGCGCCTGTGCATCTTTAAGTTTCTGAAGTTTTTCTTTAGTATCGTCAACGGCACGGCCGAGCAGTTCTTGTTTCTGCTTAAGAAGATCCATGTTGCCGGGATCCATCTTAAGAAGCTTCTCGACATCCCTCAGTGAATTCGTCGTCTGTTTGATGTCCTTGTTTACGCCCTCAAGTGCCTTCGATAGTTTGGTAGTATTACCATCAATTTCAATTGTTAAGCCTTTAATTCTATCTGCCATACTACCCTCTAAAAATTATTGAAATCGTCCTGTGAGGCAAGTGTCTTGTACTCACAGGAATCGTTATTGCCTTCGACCATCAAGTCAATGACGAAGCCGACCGTCAAATCTTCAAGTTCCTGAAGAGTCAGCCCGATCTGCTTTGCTCTCAGGAAATACACAGCCGTGTTTATTTGCCTTTCGGTCGGCTTGCTGCGTTTTTTGACTTGCTCTCTGTCCCGGACTGCTCCAGGTAAGTGTTTATAATCTCTTCGGACGCATTGACGAAGTCCATTGCCCCAAAGTCTTCCAGCCACTCAATAAATGTCTCCCTGTTGAGTTTTTTAAGCTCATCACGATCCATTATGGCCTGAGCGTTCATAATATACGCAAGTTGGGAAACGATGTCGAGGATTTCCCCGGAATCCCTTTTTGCGTTCGTGATCTGATTGAATGCTACCATGACATCTTCACCGAAAACCATTTTGTAACGGATCGGAGTCGCAGCATTGGCGAGAAGGTTGACTTCCTTCTCGCCTACTGTAATGACCTTATTCATAAACCTTCTGCCTCCTTCTTTTATCAGGTTGTAGCCTGATATACTGCCGAAAACCATGCACTGTATGTGGTTGTCACGGTTTCAGGACAGCGTGCTTTAACAATGTCCTTGTTAAGCGTTGCGTTGTGAATCGATGAGCATGTGATATCGATCGACTCTGTCTGTGCTTCGATGCTTTCCTCTGTGGTAGAACCGGCAACAGAGGGACGGGAAGCAACGCAGTTATAAAGGACATGCCTTGTTGCATTCGCATCGCCTTCGAACTGGAAGAGCAGAGCAAAAGGAACCGCTCCGGCTCCGGCATCCTCGTAAAGTACACCGTTTGTGTCGGTAACTTCTCCGAGAACATTCGTCTTGAAGGTCTCAGGAATGAGTGCAGACTCAAATGAGCCTGAGTATCCCGCATTCGCTGCAAACTGAGCATATGCGATGTTGTCAGCGTAGAACTTGCTGGTATCGCCTTCAGCGTCAAGCGAAAGCTCAACAGCTCCAGGCCAAGCCACAGGCGTGTCGTATGTAGCCGTGCCGTTCGTAGCGATGTGTGCCACTGCGTAATGAACATTTTTCAGTCCATACTTAACTTTGTTAGCCATGTTTAGCCTCCTTGTTAGATTGTTATGTCATAGCTGATCATGTACATGTGTTCCGAGTCGATATAATCCTCGTACTTGTTCCAGGGAATGCAGTTCGCATCAAGAACGGCCTCAAGTGCCGTCTCGCTCGCTACATCTTTATCCTGGGTATAAAGTTCAATGGTGACTTCATTCTTCTGAAGATAAACTTTACCGTCTGCCATGAAGTTATCAGACGTTTCGACATAGTACACGATATACGGAAGAGCGGGAGCTGCACCTTCGGGGAATGCTCTATAACACACCTTTGCGGTAAAACCCGTTATTGAAGTTAATAGATTGTATAATTCTTTTAAGCTCATACTCCCAGCTTCTCCAGTTTGTTTGTAATCTCGTCTATCGCCTGACGCTCCGCCTTGTCCTGTGCGGGCTTAACATGAACCTTCGGTTCAACACGCCCGCCGTTTTTCTTGGCGTGGCCTTTTTCAAGCAAATGAACGATACGATAATGGTCTTTGTTGTAGACCGTTAACTTGTTTTTCTTTTTGCTTCCTCGACTTTTTTGCATGCCATAGGTCCACGACCTGGCATAGTCTCCGGTGTGCTTCGGCGATGTGTCCCGAAGTTCCTTCGCTGTGTCCTTGCCAACATTCGGCAGAACTTCGCTGATGACTTCGGCAGCATTCTCGGCATATTGTTCTAAGGCATCCATAATGACCTTTTCCATGTCCGAAACATTGATAACATCACTCATGCGCCCACATCCTTTTGACAGTACAGTTCGATTCTTCCGTCGTTCATGGTGTATGTGCGGTAAATGATGTACCGCTTGCCATTGATTTCGGCAAGAACCTCGCCGTTGTATTCCTTCGCCCATATCACAGTGATCAGTTCGGGCTTGATGCCGAGCTGACCACCCCGGAAGAACTCCTGTGCTGATACGGCCTGAAGGTTTCCTATGACTTTCGTCGATGTTGGTGTCTGCGTCGGCACTCCGATATCGCTGTATGTCGTCACCTGGGAGATGAGTGTGACCTCTGTGATCTTATTCACTCGCCACACCTCCCCAAACTGTATATCCGGTATGCATCGAAAGCTGTGCCTTCTGTTCGTCGTAGGAAGCCTTTAAAGCTTCCGCACGGTCAAGACCGCCGTGAAGCCTTTCGAACTGATAAGCGACATAGGTTATTAAAGCCCGCTGCACGATTGCGTCGGTCGTTGCCACCGCAACGGCATCGCCCTCAACTCCGGCAATGTTTAAGTCGATGACTCCGGCACTCAGCATATCGCCAAGTTCTGTATCAAATGTCGTTGTTGTGATCTGAAGAGCTTCCCTGACCTTGTCAAGCATTGCCATGTCGTTTATCCTTTCTTCGCCTTAGCCTTCTTTTCTTCTTTGGCTTCAGCCTTTACTTCTTTCTTTTCTTCTTTGTCGAGCTTTTCCATGATTTCGGGATCGAAATAGTTAACCTCAACGGTGTCACCTTTTCTGTGTACGGCTCCCGAAGCATCGAGGAAAGCCATTTTAGCCTTTATTAACATTTTTCCCTCCCGCTGCATTTTTGTAAGCGTCAAAAAAGTCATCAGTGACTATCACCTGACCGACATGCCCGCACTGGACCGACGGATCGACCCAAATCTCATACCCCAACTGTGTCGCTCTTTGGCAAAAACTTAAGTCCTCACCGAGCTTGTTCATCGGAGTGAACCAGTCGAGATATTCGGCAGCCATCTCAAGAAGCACTGATGTCTTCATCAGGACGCAACCAAATCCAACACCCGCAGCCTTAAAAAGTTTATCCTTCGGATAATCGTCATAACTAACCGGGTCGACCGTTCCGTCTTCTTTAAGATTTAATTCTTTGTAAAGAACCGGAGCATAAGATCCTGATCTGCGATGATAAACACCGCTGACGATGTCCTTGCCGTCTTCCATATGCTTCATGAGCTTCTCAAGTGTGTCCGGCATGAAAATCATGTCAGAATCAAACCACATTACATAATCAGCATGAAGCTCCCCGACCGCCTTCCCGGCGATCTTGTTCCTGGAATCATAAATTAACGAGCCAGCCACATGCGTGATGTAGCACTCGCCGACTTTCTTCAACATGGCAAGCGACTGGCAGAAGCCAGTCGCCACATAGTCCATGCACGGTATTGCGATAAGTGTTCTCATTGATTGTGTTCCTCCTGCTATGAAGTGACTTATTTAACGAGTTTTACGAATGCCTTAGGCGCTACAACATCGTGACCAACGAACTCACGGCCAACGATCTTCACGAGATCAGCCTCAGCGAGTGAAAGCTCGTCGAACTTGAATGTGATGTCTTCGCCATTAGGGAAGTTAAACTGTGCGCCGTATCCGAGGTCGCCAACGATTGCGTAAGTTTCACCGGTCGTTGCAACGGTGTAAGCCTTAACGGTGTTGTTGAAGGCAACAGGAAGACCCTCGAAAGGATCAACAGCATAGGAGCCAGCATACTGAACAGCCTTGAAGTCTGCCCATGTAGCTTTGTTCATGATGATAACAGGGTTAGCTGCTTCATCGGAAAGCTGTGCAACAGCCTTCGCAACAGAACCGAGTGCGATGCTGTTCTGTGTTACCTTAGGAACTGCGCAGAGATGTGAGGAACCGCTGTTTGTAGAAACGGTATCACAAGCCTCGATATCAGCGATAAGAGCCGCAGCGGCTGCCTTAGCGATCTGATAAGTGATCTCGTCGTAGATGTAGCGAAGGAATGCTTCGCTGGTGAGATCAAGAACCTCGTCAGAGATCTTGAGCCATTTCTTGATTGAAACGGGCTTAAGCTCGGTAATGCCGAGGATAAGAGTCTCAGCGCTGGGAGCGTCGGCTCCTTCGGTGTGAGCAGCTGCTCCGGTTGCGGAATACTCGAAAGCAATCTTAAGGTTGCCCTTGAGATAGGTCTTCTTAACAAGACGAGTGATGTCGTCACGGTCCCAAGCGGTTTTAACGATCTCGTCAACCATCTCAGGAACGGGAACGGTTCCGGTTGCAACATTCTCGGTTAAAAGTGAACGGCACTCGGTATCGTCACCGCTCTTGATGTAGTTTGCGAACGCATCGATATATTCAGCGCTCTTTCTTACTTCCATATTTGTCATGGCTTTTCTTTCCTCCTCGATTATTTCGACCTTTTCGGTCTCTACTTCGCCGTCAATTACGGCCTTAAGATCTGCCTCACGCTTTTCAGCTTCGGCGATAAGGTTGTTCCTCTGTTCCTTCAAAGCTCTAACTTCTTCAGCAAGAGCATCGCAGTCAGCTTCAGGAACTTCCTTTTCCTGTTCGATTTCTGACATTCTTGCTTCGATGTCGTCAATCTTCATGTCTTTGATTTTCATTTTTAAAAACTCCTTTTCTACTTGTTGAAAAGTTCCAGTTCCAGCTCAAGCTTTGCCTTTGCCTTTGCCTTCCTCTCGTTTTCAGCCTCGATCAGTCTCTCCGCCTTTTCTTTGTCGATCAATCCGTCAACAAAGCTTCGTGCTGAAATCTCGGTTCCGTCATTGGCCGGAATGCTTACCGCTGAAACATCGTAAAGTTTCCCGATTCGGGTAATGGTACGGAGGTAAATGGTCCGCTGTCCCTTCTCACGACTCTCTTCAACCTCTTCACCGTCGACAGTGAAGCCGAAGCTCATACGGTCGGTATATCCGCCGTTGATTTCCTCGTAAAGCTGGCGACCGATCTCGGTACCGCCCAAATCTGCGTTTATTAACAAACCATGTTCGTCAGATTCTAACGACAGGGTATTGTTCCTGGTCCTTGCGAAAACTCTTCCCTCGTGGTTGTACTGCATGATTACATCAGACAAGTCTGCTTCGTTGAATGCATCCGGTGCTACCTGTTCACGAATCTCAAGGTTTTCGTCGCTGTAAAGCGTGTACGGCTCGTTGTATGTCGTTGCATATCCACGAACCTTGTATGTGTTTCCGCCTTCCGTTGCTTCCTCAAGCGCACGGAACTCGGTCATGTTTCTGTACTGTCTTCCCTGGGTAACTTTTTCAAGAAGTTCTTTACTCATTGACTGCTTCCTCACTTTCGTCTGTATTGTCTTCCGTCGGATCCTCTTCGTTCGGGGCCGGCTCATCCTCATCACCCAACGAATAATATTCGCCACGGATCGGACGAATGTCCCCGCCCTCAACAGGCGGAAGATTCCAAATGTCTCGAATCTCGTTTATCGTCATAAGACCACGGTCAGCCATCTGAGCCGACACGCTTAATTTGTCTTTATTGCTCATATACTGAAGTCTGTTCGATGTCGCTATGATTTCAGCGCCGAAGCTTCTTTCCCGGTCGGAGAAGAGCATCGTCGTTGTGACTTCAGAGAACTGAATCGAGAATGTCTCGACTACCGACTCATAGAAAGCGTCCCATTTATCACCGACCGCCTTCGACTGAATGATGTCCTCATTAACTGCGTAGTAGTTATATACATTGTCCTGGATGAGCTTGCGCTCTTCGGGATCTATCGTATAAGGCGACGATTTAATCTGCTGAATGTCCTGGTAAGTATTCGGGAACAGCAGAAGCCCGCCCGCTCCGGCTTCCTTCGAGAAATTCTCTTCGCTGAAGCGCTGGCGCTCTTTCTTTAGGTCGTCAGTCTTTGAGAAGTTATTCGTGCGAGCCATGAATCTATAAGTAGCCCCGTTTTTAATGGCTTCCTTGATTCCCTGGGCTTGCATGTTGATCAGTTCCATCGTCGGATTGAGTGCGTTGTTCCTCTCGCCGAAGAAATCGCTTTTATACTGGAACTTTGTCATGATTCCGCACTCGGACAGATAACACGCTCCGGTCTGACGATCTGCGAATGTGTACTTAAGCACAGCCGTGCCGTCCTTCGTCTGAAGGATTTCGCACTTTTCGGGAAGCACCGGGAAGATGCCTGTCGTGTCGCCGTACTTGTCAATCACGGGAACGATAAAAGCCGTGTTGTGCATATCAAGGATTGTCGACAGCCTATATAAAAACTGATACCAAGTATTAAAGCTGTTCGGTCTTAACTTCAGGCGTGACTTAAGTGACGGCCTCGCCTTGCCGATAATCTCAACCTTAAGCTTTGCGATGTGCCTTGCACGGGCATCGATCGCACTCCTTACAAGTTCCGACTCATACAGCGCACCGTTCCAGGAACGAAATACCGGCTCGTATGCCGTCAGGGCTTTAAAGTACGAACTCGCCTGAACCTCCATCTTTTTCTTGTTGCCGAAAATGCTGTCAAACAATCCCATTTTTTAAACCTCTTAGTTTTTTAGCTGGTCGCCTATTTCGCCATACCACTTTTGTCGGACCGTCAGCGCATCTATGAGCGCAGCCATTCCGTCAATGTGGTCTGTCGGGCTGAGCTTTACGAGCTTGCCCTTGTTCTGCTCGACATCCATCTTGATGGCGCTGTTGAGCAAATGCATTTTTAACAGAGCGTTGTCGCCGATGTGTATCTTTCGGTCTTTGAGAAGTCCCTCGAACTCCATAAGCACCGGGTACAGATTCCAGCCCTGGAAAACATCGTCCATGTGGAAGCCCACAGCCTTCATGTCCTGAACTAAATACTGAGCCGAGTAACGGTCATACCCGACCTTAAGCGGATATATTTCCCGGTCCCTGATCATAGACATGAACCATTCAAAACAGTCGTGATAATCTACGAAGTTATCACCGGACGGCTCAAGCCATCCCTTTTGTATGTATATCTTGTACGGGACACCGTCCCGCTCTGTTGCTTCTTCAATCTTCTCGGTCGGAAGGTAAAACTTTGCGAACACATAAAGCTCGCCGTTCTTTTCGATCACGAGCGTCGCAGCCGTCAAGTCTGTCGTCCTGGATAAGTCGAGACCGCCGACACAGTACGAATCACGGAAGTCGTCAATGTTGAGCGCCGGACCGCAAGCCCGTTCAACATCGACCGTGTTCAGCCATGCCTGTGACGATGACTGTTTTATGTTGCAGTATTTCGTCATGAACTCGGCCTTCTTCGAAAGCGAGCCTTCAGCGACTGCAATCTCTTCAAGCAGATAGTCGACCGATACGGAGACGCCCAGGTTCGGGTTTGACTTCTGAAGCTCGTTGATATCGTTCCACAGATTGACATCGTCAATCATGTAAAGGAACGGCAAGAGCCTCGTCTCTTTGGAATCACCCAACAAAAAACGAGTCGACCGCTTGATCAACTCGTCATATATTCCTTCGTTCTCGTATCCCGATGTGCTTATTGATAATATTATCGGCTGGATCCTCGACCCAAGCGCCGACTTCATAACTTCGTATTGTTTAAGACCGGCATCGCCGTGCCAGGAAGCTATCTCGTCGCATATCGTAAGCGATGGGTTGAAGCCATCACTCTTTTTGTGGTTGAATGCGATCTTCTTCACAGAGCTGTTCGTTGACTCGACATAATAATCCGACTTGCGTCGTTTTATCAGTCGCTCAAGATCAGGCTCAGCTTGCACCGTCTGCCATATGTCGTTGTATATGATGTCCGACTGTTCCAGCTTCGGAGCCACACAGAAAACCTTCGCACCATATTCGCCATCGAGAAAAAGGCAATAATTTGCGATCGCACTGGCGAGCAATGATTTGCCGTTTTTTCGAGCGACTACGACGACGGCCTCCCGGAACTGCCGAACTCCGTTCTCGTCAACGATTCCGAAGATGGAAGCGACGACAGCCTTCTGCCACAGTTCCAGCTTGATCAGATCGCTTCGGCCTTCGCAGTGATGGCAAAATGTTTCGATAAACTTAATGGCCTTGTTTGCTTTCCGGTTGTCATAGAAAAACCGTTTCGCCTGAAGGCCGTTTACAAGGAACTCCATCACCGTGCGAATCCATCTGCCTACGATGATCGTGCCGTTCTGAATCTGCTGGTAATAGTCGAGGATGTAATTCTTATTATCCTTCGTCATTTAGCAAATCCTCTAATTTTCCACCCGTAGCCTTCTTGTGTCCCAGCGATTTAATGATGTCCAGGATGACCGAGGCCGTCCGGTTCGCAGCGTCGGCATGCTTAGGCAGTTCCTTGATCAGAGGATGAGCATAAACATTCTCACGATTCTTGACATACTCCTTCGTCGTGATCAAATTGTCTTCTTCGAGAAGAACCTTGTTGATTGTGTCGATGACTTTCTGCTGAGTGCAGTATTGATTGAGCGCCGTCAAGAACAATGCGTTCTGATCGACGCCGTAATCCCTCGCCATCTCGACAAGGTCTTTATAAGTTTTCGTTTTTCTTGCCATTTCGTTCGACCTCCTGCTAAGTCAACCAAAATTAACCAAAATCCAAAAAATTCCCTATAACTCGGGAGATTTCTTCTGAAG